TCAAAGTGTATGAAGGTAAAAACATTTCTGCAATGTATAAATGTCCATCTAAGTTAGAAGGTGATTCTGGATTTAATGCTGATGCACCCTTAGATATTTTAAAATCACCTTGTCTTGTTAGGAATATTTTGTCTATTCTGGGTAAGAAATATTCAAAATCTGTGGTTACATCAGAGTTAAATTCTACAACATCACAATCTGACGCACCTGAACCATCATAGCTTCTATCTGCATTTCCTGAATTAATTGTTGATGCATCATCAACTCTAGGTCTAAAATCTAAACAATCTCTTAATTGAAAAATTTCACCTGTCGTATCTGATGTATATGAAGGTATGTTTTCATAGTCAACAACACCAGAATAACTGTCAACATCAAAATAGTCACCTGTACCGTGTGAGAAGAAATCAAAATCAATTAATAATCTTCCTGTGGGTATTAATTTACCAGGTTTTAATTTAATTCTACCAACGTCATAGTAATTATCTCTTTGACCATTATCTAAATCAAATCTATCTGTAATATCTGTGTGACTTGTTGTTGCAACTGTGTCAAAGTCTGGTGCCATATAAACTTTATTTAAAGCACTAACATCTGCTTTTTGTAAACTAATAATCCCACTTTCAATTGTTGCTTGAGTTGAAACTGCTAAAGTTTCATCTTCATTTAGTGTTTTAGATTTTGATGGTGCCACACTTCTAGAAACAGTTGCTAATATTTTAACTTTGTGACCATTGAAGTTTGCACCAAAGTCTAGTGTTAATGTTCTACCTGTTGGTGAACCTGAAAGAGTAAAGATAGCATCACCTTCGTGATTGTTACCTGATAAATTTAACACGTCACCTACTGAACCTGTTCCACCTGAACCTGTTGCCATAATCGTAACTGAAAAATCATCATTGTTTAATGATGCAAAAGTTTCATTTGTTCCTGTTGTTAATGATAAATCACCATTTGAAGATAGTGTACCTACAAAGTTTCTTCTTACATTAAAGTTTGTGTCAGTTACGGCACCGTTTGCGGTTGTTTTTAATGTTTTAATTGTATCAAAAGGTAATTTAAATATATTAGTATTGTTTTCAGGATTTTGTAACTTACCTCTTTGTCTTGTTACAATTTTAGCAGTAGAAACATCTGAACTACCAACAGCACTTGTTAGTGTAAGTGAAGTATTAGATTCAATAAATTTTACTAAACTAGTAACACTTGTACCAGCATCATTTGTAAACGTAATTTGGTCACCAATTTTTAATTGTGTATTAAAGTTTGTGCCAGAACCGGTTACAGTAGCACTACTATTTGCTACAGAAATATTACCTGTAATAGTTAAGTTATCACCGTAAGTTGAAGTTAAATCAACGTCAGCAGTATAGTTTGGAGAACCAGACATACCAATTTGTTTAACTTGAGATATATCTGCTATTCTAACACCTTTATACCCGAACCTATCTGATTGAATAGTTCCTGTTGCACTTGATGTAGCACCATTAATGACTTCACCTGCCTCGAAAAATCTCTGTACATCACTCACTACAATAACTGTATGAGTAGCAGTGGGTCCTGATGAGAAAGATGTAACATTTACTCCAGCAGTTCCCGCTTCATTAAATATTTCAAAAGTATTTGCTGTAGTATTTTTTACTGTAACTATTGTGTCACTTGATACAGCAACACTATCTATATTATAACTTCCACCTGATAAGGTAATTTGTTGACCATCTTTAAATCCGTGATTAGTTAATGTACAAACTGCAGCTGAGAAAGCACCTTCTATATCTGTACCTGATGCTGTAATTGATGTAATAGTAGCACTCTTTGTTTCTGTCACAGATTGAACTATTGCAGTTCCACCATTTGACGCACCTGTTAATTTTTCACCTGTTGTAAATGATACAGATGTTGGTATACTAATTCTTTGGAACATTTCAATATCAAAAAGATAATGTCTAAAAATAGTAGAACTATCTGTGGCAAAAATATCATTTGTTTCCGTACCCGATACATATTCAAAACCTCTAGTCTTTGCTCTACCTATTTCTGGTACTGTCGTACCTGTTGATGATTGTAATGTTCCTCTAGAATCAGTTTTTGTGTCAAATAGTGTTAATGTTTTAAATGCCTCAACATCACCAGTTACAAATGTTATATCTGGTTGACCATAAACATTATTTACATTTACAAAGTTTTTTAAATCATATCTTGTTTTGTGATTATTTTCTGAGTCAAAATCTCTTGCTTTTTCAACAGGAACAAATGATGTTGCTATATTGTCAATTTCATAACCTCTTACATAAGCTTTAAAAGGGTCAAATGCAATGGCAAGTTTTGTTGCGTCACCTCCATTACTAACTGAAAAAATACCTCTATTATTGCCACTTGCTAAATGCTCTCGTACTTCTGCTTTCAATGGTTCTAGTGTATAATGACCTGACTCGTCAAATGTTCTTCTTGCTAAATTATCTTCTAATACTGCATACTCTGTACTTCTAACTAATCTTTTAGTTTCACCATTAACTATTCTTGCTATTTCAAAAAATGTAGCATCTTCTGTTGATGTTAAAGATTTCTTTGCAAGTGTTAAATCAATTTTAAATCTATGGGCACCTGGTGCTGATTCATTAGATGAACCAGTTGCATTATCATTTAGTGAATTATCATCTGACGGTGTTACAAAACTTTCTGTGATTGTAAAACCTATTCTGTAAGATGATGTATTGGTGTACTTATCTAATACAATTGTTTCTTCATCATTTCTTATAAAAAATCCATCAAAGTAATAAACACCTGCTTGTACCTGAGCAGCTGCACCTATATGTGATGTAGCAACAACAACTGTAGGACTGCCATCTGCTGATGATGTTAAAGTTTCACCATCATCAAAAACAGTTTTTGCATTATCTGTACCTGTTTTTGTATATCGTATGTAAAGTGTATCTGGGTCTGTACCATCTGTGACATCAACTTTAGTTACAAAACCTTGAACACCTGATGAACCACCTGTTAGTGTAGAATTTAAATATGTGCTTAAACTAGATGCTGATTTTGAAGTTAGTTTAATGGCGTGAAAATCTGTATCAATTGATAACTGACCAGGTATGACCATAGCACCTTGTTTAAAGACGTGGTCTCCAAATCTTTCAAGTTGATTTTGTAATATTGATTGTGATTGAGTTAATTCTCTTGCCTGAACAGCAAATGCTGGTCTAAACAAAACTCTATGAAAATTTTTATTCTCAGCAAAATCATCATAATATGGTGATACATTAAAATCGGTAGATGAAGGCATTTACTCTCCTTAAAATTCAACAATTAATTTAACATTTTCAGACTGGTCACTTGCTCTTGCAATAGGTGTTCTACTCTCTAAATAAATCACATCACCTTGGTCAGCATCTAATTCAGAAGTTGCATAACCATTTGTAAATGATACGTTATTGACTGCACTGTCTGAATCTGCGTCTGGTGTTCCTGTTGCTGATGTTGATTGACCTGTAACAACATTTACTCCACTAAATGCCGTTATGTTTCCATTACTGTCTGCTCCCTCATCATTGAATCTTGTTTGTATGTAATATAAAATTCTATTTGTTGAGTCATATTCTACAACTTTACCAACTGCACCTGTTGATGCTTGGTTTATTTCTTCGTCAACATCAAATGAACCTGGTGTTGGTGAAGCTGCAAAACGAATTGCCTTAGTTGCTCTTAATGTATTTGCTGATGCAGCTGAACCACCTGATTTTGGGTCTCTCAATAAAAATACTTTTCTAAAATCATTTGATACAGTAAAGTCACCAGAGTTCGCCGCCTCTGCACCTGTAAATGTTGTATTTAACATAATGAAAAAACCACCTAATTCTTTTTTAGCATCAAAACCGTGACCACCTTTTGGTTCAATAATACAATCTAATTCTGCTCCTGATAATGAACCACCACCTGCACTGTTAATATCTGCAAGTGTAATATAAGCAATAGTGTAACCTGAACCTACATTCGTAACTGTAACTGCACTTATGGCGTTTGATGATATTGTAACTGATACTGTTCCTGATGAACCATCACCTCTAATAGGTATACCAGTGTGTGTACCATTTGTGCCACCAGAACCAGCAGTTTTAATTTTTACTATATTAATAGCACCATCAGTTGCAGCTGATGATACAGTAGAGTCTGTTGCTACTGCCATAAAATCTGTTGATAAAAAGTTTGCTTGTTGTGATGCTGATAGTGTGTACATATATTTCCATTTATATCCGTCAGCAGTGGTTAAAATAGAAGTTGAAGTGCCTGTAGGTTCTACAGTAGAATTCGCACCACCATTATTATCTAAAACTTTGTAAACATTAAATGCACTTGATATTACATAAAAAGTAGCATCAAATAAACTTGTAGCACCACTATCTGCTGTTTGTGTTGTTGTTCCACCTGTAACTCTACCACCATAATCGTGTCTATAATAATCGTAGACTGTGCCTGTTGTCCAGTTTCTTCTAGGTATAACTTGTGAAATATCTGAAGATGCTATTTTTTTAACAGCAAGAGCATCATCAAAAACGTGAAACTCGTCAGCAACGTTGTCAGCAGGAACAACCGGTGCCGTATCTGAACCCATATTTTCAGTTCTTGCATCAGGTCTAGTTTGTGTTGCGTGTGCTTGAGGTTTACCTATACCCAAATAATAGATATTTGGACTTGCCTCTGTAAAACTTTCCAAAAACTGTTCTGCGTTATTAATTCTAAATTTGCTTGTGATTATTGCTGACATTTTTTAATCCTTCGTACTATTTATACTCTTTTTTTATAACTCTCTAATTACAATCTTAACTCCAGATGCAGGAGCATCTTCAAAAGTTAAATTTGTTCCAGATATTGTGTAATCTGCCGTTGGTTGTTGACATACACCATTTTCAAATACTAATACTTGGTCGACACTTACACCATTAGTTACTGTAAAAACTGTAGTCGAACCATCACCTGTTGCGGTTCTAGTATTTGTTGTTAACTTACCTACTGCGATTGCAGGTTGTGTAAATGTAATTTGAACTCTATCATTATTAATAGCAGTGCCTATGACACTATCACCTATAAAATCTAAACTATCACCAAGTGATATTGTTCTATTGTTTGAACCTTCATCACCTATCGTAATAGACGAATGCTGTAAATTAGCATTTGTAATACCTGCTGAACCTGATAAATTAGAATTAGTTAGACCTGTTATCGTATTATTATCTGCTACGATTGTTTTATTGGTAAGTGTATCAGTTGAGGTATCTGTTATAACACCTGTTATGGTATTATTAGCAACGTTAATAGTTTTATTTGTTAATGTTTCTGTAGCATCTCTTGTAACAACTGTATCAGTTCTATCTGGAAATGTTAGTGCGTGTAAATCGGTTCCGTCACCAAGTTTATTATATAACTCGGTAAAGTTATCATTAACAATATCACCACCTGCTCTAATGGTAGAACCATTACCGTCATTTGGAGATGAACCTATGTTGATTGTTTGTTTTGCCATTTTTTACTCTTCTCTATATTTATATGCTATTCTACATCAAATTTAAAGTCAGTTGCATCAAAAGTTGATAATGTTTCATCAAAACTATCTTCACTATTAGACCATATCTCTGACATAAGTGTAAAGTTTGTTTTCGCACCAGTTTGAAAATCGCCTAATTGTGCTAATAATCCATCAATATTTTTGTCCAAAGTTCCTGTCAATGTTAAGTTCTCTAAATCTTCTACCGTAATTCTAGTGCTAAGGTATTCTGCCAGTAAGAAATTATTTAGTGTCTTAAAATTGTTTGATACCGGTCTACCATAAGCTGACACATTACCTCTGTTTGTTATTTTTTCTTTAACTAAAAATGACACCTTTGTTTCTTTAGTCAAAGTTACATCTCTTGTTGAATTAGTTAAGAATGTACTTCTATCTGCACCAGAACCCACTGCTTGAGGAGTTGCTTTTAGAGTTGTGCCATCTGATGCAGTACCTAATCTTCTACCAATTAGAGGACTAAAGATAAAGTCAAATACTGACATAATTGGTGTTTCACTAATACCAGTTGTAATACCTTCAACAGGTGTTTTAATCTGTGCGTTCAATCTTGTTTCGGTATTCACCTCACCTGCTAAATAAAAACCTGCTGTGTGCATTGTCTTTTTAAAACTATCTCTCCATTCTGTAATGGAACGACCAACTTTTATAACGTAAGAGAAATCTTGATAATATAAACTATCTTGTATTCTCATAGTATCCTCTGAAACGTGACCGTCTTGATTCACAAATGCACCTGATGTTGTTGTGGTAGTATTAACTGTAACTGTTGCAGTTGCTCTATCGTTTTTAGCAACCGAACCTGACGCACCTGATGTGCCACCTGATATGGTTGAGTTAACTTCAAATGTGCCTGTTGAATTTTTTACCTTTAATAATTTTAAAGTATCATTAAAGTTTACTACAATTGCAGTTATTACTGTAGATGAACTATCATTGCCTGTCACAATTTCACCTTCAGAAAAATTAGCAACAGTGGTATCTTTTAAAATTAAATTTTGTGTAAAACTAACTGTGGGTGGGGAAGGTGATTGGTCATACCCTACTCCGTGATTTGGAACTTTTACAGTCAGTAATCTACCCACTTCAGAACCAAATGCTATGAGAGATGCATTTTCTCCAGAACTTGAAGTAACAGTTATACTAGGTAAAGAATTATAACCCGAACCATTATTAATAAATCTTATGTCTGTGATATCTCCTGAACCTGTACCACTTTCTTGAATAAATTTATTTCCAGTGTAGATATCTCCTTTTTGGGTTTCATCTTCTAACACAATATGGTCATCTGTAAAACTACCATCTGAATTACTGTTAGCATCTTCAGGTGTAAAACCACCATTAACTACTGAAACTTTTGCTTGAACAGAATTGCCACCTGTGCCTGAGTTATTAAAAACTAAAGCATCACCTACTGCATATCCGGAACCACCATCATCAATTACAATATTATCAATACTACCGTGACCCACTTCATTTACTTGAACAATAGCACCGTCACCTCCTGTATCAGAAAGAGTAACTTGGTCACCCTCTGAGTATAACGCACCATCATTTGTAATTGTGAATGCGTCAGGTATTCCTGATATTGTTGCTTTAATAACTTGTGTATCATCATCATTTTCGGTTGCAATTACAGATTGACCCACAACAAAAGTTCCGTTAATAGAACCTCTGTTTAAAACAAATTCTGTGATTTCTGTAGCACCTATTTGAAATTTAAAAACGTTTTCTATAACTGCCGTTGCTGTGTTAATGTTGTTATCGTCAGGAACATTATTTTGTGTTAATGTTCTACCTACTAGTTTTAAAGTATCACCAATGGCATCTGTGCATCTCATTATTAATTGTGTACTCCATTTACCATCTGAAACTCTCAACATATTATCTCTAGGATAAATTGTTTCTGATAATTCATTAAAGAGAACTCTGAAAAATAAAGAATGACCTACATTTGTGCCTTTAGTTTGATATAACGATTTTACATTCTTAATAAAGTTTCTTTTATTTAAACCTGTAGCAAGAGATTCTGGTAGTGTGTTTAAAAACTCATCTCTAAATTGTGTTAAGTAAGTGTCAATAACTTTATCTGGGTCTCTGTAATTTAATAACTCTTGAATTGTTTGAACAGGATTAGGTTTGTATAAATCAATAACTGCTTGAGCTCCTGATGTTGCACCTGTTATCGTTTCGCCTTTTTGAAATTTGTCTTCGTGTATTACAAATAATTTATTGTTATCAACATCATCAGCAAGTATAGTAGTGGTGGCACCTGAAGTAGAACCTGTAATAGTTTCACCATTTTGAAACTTACCATAGATAGAACTCTCTAATAATATTTTATCACCCTTATCGACAACTGTTCTATCATTAGTTATTTTTGTACCATCTAAAATTATATTAAATGCGTTTGAAGTTTCAGTTTCTATTGTTAAACCATCTGTTGATGATATGTCTTTCAAAACTATCATAGCAGATTCCATAAAAATAAAATACTGCTTTAAAAAATCTACAAACTGAGGGTGTTCCTCTAAGACAAATTCAGGAACTTGTCTTGATATGTGATTAGATACTTTTCTATTAAATTTTGCCATTAGTAACTAGTTGCAGTGCTAGTGTAAGATGATGCTGTTGTATAACCAACACCTGCATCTGAAGAACCACCATCAAATGTATCTTCTTGTACTGTGACACTAGAATTTGCAATATCTATTGTTATAATTTGTCCTCTAACTGGTGCCACATCATTTGACTCTGGTGTGGTTGTAATCTCAATAACAGATGAGGTTGCACCTCTAATATTTTCAACTGATGCAATATTTAATGAAGTGATTGTAACTGCACCTGTAGTATAATTAATTGTGCCTTGAGTATTATTTGCATAAGTTCTAACACCACCAACTATACTATATCTTCTAATATTACCAGCACCGTCATCATCTAAATAAAAAACTGTATCATTGTTTAGTATTTTAAAACCTGAAGTTTCTATTATACCACCTGATGAAGAGTTGTGACCAGAATGTGGATTATAAATAGCATTTCTAAAATATATGTTATATGTTGTAGACGTGCTTAATGTAGGTGTAAATGTTTTTCTCATTCTTACTGTTGTTGTATTAGATATAATAGAATCATCAGTATTATCAATCAATCCCACAACCTTCGAAAATCTAAAAACACCATCAAATTTAGATAAGTTTTCTGTGTCATAGTTTGTTAGTGTGGTTATAACATTTGTTTTTATTGTGTCTGCACTCAATGACGTGTTATTTTTATTATATTTAACTGTTGATGTTAATAATATATTTGTTGTTTCTGGGTCAACAATTTGTGGTTTAACTGAACCTACGTTAAAACTTCTTAAACTTGAAACGATACTTTCTTTTGTTTGGTTTGTAAGTGTTGAACCTGATTTAGGATATATTGCTATTTTAACTGTACCATAAACTGGTGTTTCATCATCTTCACCACCCCAAGCAACGACAGACTGAGAGTTAGGATATAATTCAATAACTTTTGTTTCATAATCTGTTGTTGTCACTGCACGATTTTGAGCAGTGTACTGTAGTGGTGCCGAAAATCTAACAGACTCTTTTGTTTGCTCATCTGAACCACCTTGAGCATTTGAACTTGTTGTTAATGTAATGTTTGAAAATCCATCAATAGAACCACTTACTGTAAACGCACTAGCACCATTTGCCAACTCCCTATTTGTAACAATGTATTGTAATTTTACAATGTTGCCATCATCTAGTGCTTTACCCACGATACCATCACCAAAATAGACCTCAAATTTACCATCTTCACCCTCTTGTAAAAAATATGCTTTTGATGTATTAGTTAATCTTTGATATCCTGATGCTAAAGTAAAAATATTTTCAGTGGTATCAGTTGCAGAATTTTGTATTGTCACTGTCAGAGTTGAAGTATCTGCGTCTGCACTTGGTATAATAAATTTTTGGTCAACATCTGATGTGTTTACTGTATAATTAAAACTTGCTAAAGTGCCTTCATATATTTCTACACCAGAAAACTTATAAACTCCTGATGCTGGTTGAATTGTTATTTCTTCGTTTGTAATGAATTGATAAGGTGTATTATCAACTGTTGTATTAAAAGCAGTGCCTTTTGCTAATGTTATTGTTGCACCTGAACCGTCATTTACCAATATATCTATTACTGCTTTGGGAGCTCTAGGTGATGTTGGTGTGTAACCTAATAATTTTCCTAATGACACAATGTTTTTTCTAGTGTCGGCACTATCAATGTACATTTCATTTGCTAACATATTTGCATTGAAAGAAAGATAATGTGTGTTGTATGCTAATATATCTAACAGAACTGCCATACCTGAACCTTCAAAGTCGTAATCTGAAAACTGGTTTTGTTTTGATAAAAATAATTTTAAGTTTGCTTTTATGTTATCGAAATCTAGTTCTGAAACTTCTAATTTTCTACTCATCTTAATCTCTCTAAATATGATTCTATTGTTTGAATTTGTGGTATACCTATAACATAAAAACTAACTTGCAATCCGTATGCATTTCTATCAATGTCTGGTGTTGCAAGTATTTGTACTAACTTTGCTCTTGGTTCAAAATTCACTAAAACTTCTTGTACCTTCCTTTGTAAATTTAAAGCAGTTAAAGGTGTCATTGGTTCGAATAACATTGCTCTCACGTTAGAACCTAATTCTGGGTGAAATGGTCTTTCGTAATGAGATGTATTAATTAAATTTCTAACACTCCTTTTAACTGCCTCTGCGTCCTCTAATTTATTTACATCATTGGTCACAGAGTTACGACCGAAATCTAAATCTAAATCCTTGTAGATTTTTGCATTTCGACTGGACTTATTTGTGTTTGTTGCATCATAGTTTGCCATAACTACTATATTTATACATCAATTAGCAAAAGTATTTGTAGAACCCATAGCACAAAAAGAACCACAACTTATAGAATCTGCTATCCTCGCCAAAGGTAAACCATTTACAAAAACCGTACTTGAACCACCAGTTTGTGTACCTGGGTGGGTTGTTTCACAAGTGTGAGGTGCCCATAAATCTCCCACTCTAACTGCACCTCTTCCGTTGATAGAAACGTTAGTTGATGCTGTTACGCTTGGTCTAGGTGGGAAACAATTGTGTCCTGTGCAAATATCACCTAATCTAACTACTGCTCTAATGCCCATTATGTTTGTAACTCCTTTGTTTGTCTAGTAAGGACATTATTCATTTCAACAATACCCTCACTCCAGTCATTTTCGACTGTAATTGTATAAGTTTCTGTTTTTGTACAACCACCACTACTTGTTGCAGTCACAGTGTATGAGTAATCTTTAAATCTGGTAGAATCAGGTGTGTAACTACACAAATATCCTAATTTTTCAGGTAAATCTAAATAACTTATTATCGTTATGATTTGTCCACTTGTTCTAACAACCCATTGTGTGTTTGTAAACGGTGTAACGTAATTTCCTGATATTGAACAACTATTCGAACCATCAGTTAACACAACACCTGCATTTTCCTCACCTGCGACCACTGTCATTTCTACAACTTCTTCACCACAAGTATCACCTGTTGTTTCAGCAGTGATTGTAAATGAAAAATCTGCTGAAACTGACACCGTTCCTAAACTAGGACCCTCAGGTGTAAACTCTATATCTCCTGGAATTTCTGGTATTGACATAGCAATATTTATGTTGACATTATAGTCAATATATGTCATACTTTTATTTTAACTGATTCGAAAGGATAAAATATGAAAGTTGGTGGGTTAATATTTACACTAGGTCTATGGATTATGATAATTGGTGTGTGGGTTTTAGATTTTGCAGTATCAATGGTAATATCGTGGACTGGATTGTTCATTATGTGGGCGTCTGTAATTGTTATGATAAATGAAAAATCAGAATGGTTAGATAAGGACTTATTTGACAATAAATAGGTGTATGGGACACTATGCACTATTAATCCTTTTTATGCTAATCACTTTTTCAGCAAATTCTGAACCTGACGAATGTCAGGATTTTAAAACAGATGTGTTTATCTGTATGAACGAAGGTGCTGAATCTGTATATGCAAGATATGGTAGAGAATATAAAGGTAAGTTGCCAAGAACTGATATGTTTACAATGTGTAGACTAAAAAAGTCAGAGTGGTTTATAGATGAGAAGGGTAAAAAAGATATGTCGTATAAATGCACATACGAACACCCACAAAATCTACCTGATATTATTATGACAACAGGACCTAGATATCAATGCCCTAGAAACATTCAATGTAAAATTAAGTGAGGTTTTATGTCAAAATCAAATACTGAATTACTAAACACAAAATTCTTACAACTAATGGTTATAACTATGGAAGAATGTGGAGAGTTAATTCAAGAATGCTCAAAGTCTATGCGAAGAAATGACGAGAACCATAAAGCATTAAAAGATGAGATTGGTGATGTTTATTGTATGATAGAATTATGTAAAGATTATGGTATCATAGACCAAAATATGTTAAATGAAAGAGTTAGATATAAAAAGGCAAAACTAAAGAAATGGTCTAATCTTATAAAACAATAAAAACTGCATAACCAATTAAACATATAGTAAAAATAACACCTATACCTATGGTAGCATAAGTAAATAAATCTTGTATTTCTTTCCTTTTTCTATTTCTTTCAGCAATTGCTTTTCTCTTTCTTTCCTTAGCTTCGTCAATTCTTCTTTTTCTTTCTGTTAGGATTTCTTGCCAGGTGTTAGGACCAAAGCGGAGATTTATTAAATTTCTTAATTCATTTAAATGCTCCCTAGCAATCTTGGCATCAATAATCTCCTGTGCCACATTTTCCGTTGCAAATGGGTCTGCACCAGATTTATCTCTTGCTTTAATAATCTGTTGTTCTCCTACCATAGCATTCTCAACGTGACCTATTAGTTGACCTATGTCCTGACAAGTTTGTATATTTTCCTTTATAAAGTCTACACTTTTCTTTACTAAGGCAATTCCTGCTAATGCGGTGGTTACTGGTTCCATTTTAATCCTTCCAGAATAATCTCTTTGGTTTTTCAGAACTATGC